TGAACGTTTTACGAGCTGCTGGCTTGCCAACACCTGTGATAGCTTTGAGCTGTTCTGCTGGCTTGCGCAGAGTCTTTTGCACTGTTTCTACTGTAGAGAATCCAATAATAGTATTGTTCTTAACTGTAAACACTTTGGCATATTCATCTGCTACCAAGTGAATCAACTTGCGCTTTTTGCTGTCGTACAACCATGCTTCAGACTTGTCCACAAGCTGTGCAGCTGGTAGCGATTTGAGCTTGAGTTCAGCAAACTCCGTTTGGATCTTGAACTTGGCTGCTTTCTTTTCAGGTGGTACTGCTTTAACTTTGCGTGGCTTGCGTTCAACTTTCTTGATTTGTACGTAAGAGCCGCAGTCGCTAATCACAAGCTCGCAGAACTTTACACATGCTTTGAGCTGTGTTTTAGTCAAGAAGTCGTATGCTTTGGCAAGATCAGGGTCCTTGCCTTCAACTGCTTCTTCGAACTCTGCAAGTTTTTTAGTCCACACATCCCGGATGTTAGACACCATTTGCGGAGCAATGTTCATTGATCGCATTAGCACCACAGGTTTGTAGTCTGCATTGAGCTTGGCACCGGACATGATAAACTCGTCAAACAAGCCATCCATTTCGCCAAGACACTCGCTTACTTTTTCACGCAAACGATCTTGAATGGTAACTTTAGGAACGCCGTCATCCTCGGCTACTTCGGCTACTGTTTGCTCTTTAAGCTCTAGCAGTTCTTTAACTAAGTTGTCGAGCTTGATTTGCTCTGGGTCTGTAAGTTGCAAGCCCATAAGGCTCATACGAGCAAGCCAACCAGTTGTTAAACGAACTTGGCTGTCGTTAAGGGCGCGGACCTTTTTTGCGTCCTTGGGGCGATCGTGTGCATCCAAGTAAATGCAAACAAATTCTTTAGCTTCCTTCTTGCCGTAGAAATAGTTGTACCAGCTGAATGCACGAGTCATAGCAGTGAAACGTTCTTCTGTGGGCTGGATAGACCATGTGGGCTCTAGTCCCACATACTTTGTATCAGGGCTTCGTGGATTCAAGGGTTTAATAGAAACTTTCATGTGCGCTCCTTTTTTACGCGACCAATGCGGCTCGCTTTGTTCCAATCATAAGCAATGCCGTCTGGGCACTTGCCGTCTTTAACAGTATCTACACCAAACATGCCACAAACTTCAAAGTCCGGGCCCTTGATTGTTACAAAGAACCCAAAACGTTTAGCGGCGTCCATTGCTAGATCTAGTGTTTGACACTCGGCAAGCTCAACACCTGCTTTGTTTATTATTTTGAACATGCTGTAATTATAACACTTTTTGGTTATTAGGTCAAGTCAACAGAAAGTAGTACTAAAGTAAGATCCATTTCGTTGCGGAATGTAATCCAATAAGGGCGTGGGCAATTGCTGTTCGGAGCATGCCCAAATCCTGACCACCAATCAGCAGAGCGCACATAGCCGTGGCTATGCAAGCGTTCACGGCATACTTTTTCGTGAGCATTAACTTTTTTAGATTCGTAAGAATCGAACCGCAGGGCAATTGTGTGCCCGTGTTCTTTGCACTGTTTGTGGCGACGGTTTAACTTAACAATTTTCATACCCATATTATAGCAAAATGGAAATTATTGGTCAAGTGTAAATTAAACGGGCAAGAGTTAGGTGCTTTTCCAGGTTTAGCACTTGCTCTTCTGCTTGTTTTTTCAGCGTTTCGTAACGACTAGTAATTTTGTTTAACCTTCTACATTCCACGCTTTCTGCATCCAGCTGATTTAACATACTGTCCACAGCAGTTAACATTCGCAGTAAATCGCGGCGTGCTTGCCGGGGCTTGATGTTTTTAATTTGCTCTGCACAATCAGTAGCACGTTGGTATAGCTCATCCATACTGTATTTTATGACGGAAAACTTTCGTTGTCAATTAACCCATAAATAACAGTTATGCCACGCTTGAGTTTATACAGACCTAATAGAACAAACGATTATCAATTTTTTGATCGTACCATCAGTGAGATGTTCACTGTTGGCGGTATGGACATGTTCATCCACAAATATTTAGGCCCGGCGACTGGTGATGCAGGCGATAACGATGCAACGTTACCAGTTTACGATCAGTCTAACCCGTTGTTTATTGAAGATTTGCTATTGCTCGAGAACCGTGATCGCAAATACGACCAAGACGTGTATATCATGCGAGGCGTATACAGACAACAAGACATCGACTTTAACTTGAGTCAGTTTGGATTGTTTTTAAACAACGACACGCTGTTTATTTCGTTCCACTACAACAATATGATTGACGCTTTTGGCCGCAAGCTAATGAGCGGCGATGTACTAGAATTACCAAACTTAATGGACTATCATCCGTTAAACACAACTCTTAACAAAGCACTGCCACGATACTATGTGATCCAAGAAGCTAACTTCGGCAGCGAAGGCTTTTCACAAACTTGGTTGCCACATATATGGCGTGTTAAAGCAACACCTCTTGTTAATGCACAAGAATACAATGACATTTTAGACAAGCCATTTGAGCCTGATAACATTTGGGACAATGGCAATTTCTACCCAACAGGTTCTACAGTTCTCGATGGTGATACATATTACACTGCTATACGAAACGTCCCACCTGGAACTCCTATCACTGATACCACATACTGGAGTGAAAAAACGAATCCTACAACTATTTCTGATCAAGCATCAACTAGATTAAAAGATTTACAAATCAATGATGCTGTGTTGTTGCAAGCCGAAGTTGAGCTTCCATTGAGCGGGTACGATACTGTAAAGTTTTACATTTTACCTACTACCGAAGACGGGCAACCTGCTGCAACTGGACTCACTACAGACAATACAAATACATCAGTCGACAACACCGAAGGTGGTGAAGGCTCTACACCTAGATCTGATGGATATACATTAGGTTACTTAACTGGCGACGGTATTGCACCAAACGGATTGCCAGTTACGCCCGGGGTCAGCTTCCCAACAAATCCAGTAACCGGCGATTACTGTTTACGACTAGACTATTTCCCAAATAGGCTTTTTAGATTCAACGGTGCTAGCTGGGCAAAGATCGAAGATAACGTTCGCACAGGACTTGACTTTGCTGAAAATGCAAAAACTCTTCGTGCTAGCTTTGTTAACAACACAGACACTGTGGCAACTAACGACCGTGGTAATATTCCAAGTCGTCAAAGTTTGTCACAAATACTTAAACCCAACGCCGACAACGGAGGCTAACCAATGGCAGGTCCAATTTTCTTTTACGATGAACAAATTCGTCGATTCTTACTACAGTTTGCTAGAATATTTTCTAACTTCAACGTTGAGTATGGTCGTAACGAAGAAGGCACAGAACACACATTAGTTCGTGTACCAGTCAGGTACGGCGATTCGAGTCGGCAAGTACAAACAGTTATTCAAAATAACTCGCCAAACTCTATGCCATCAACACCATTAATGACATTTTACATTACATCACTAGACTATGATCGTCCTCGTATGCAAGAACCATACCATGTGAGTAAGATGAATGTTCGTCAGCGGTACTACGACAATACCACAGACACTTACGAAACTACACAAGGTAATGCGTTTACTATCGAACGTTTAATGCCTGTTCCTTACAGTTTAACAATTAATTTAGACATTTGGACGTCAAACACAAATCAAAAGTTTCAATTGCTAGAACAAATTATTCCACTGTTTAATCCAGCATTAGAAATTCAATCGACAGATAACTTCATTGACTGGACTTCGTTGTCTGTAGTTGAACTAGAATCTAGCAAATGGTCTAGCCGTACTATACCAGTGGGCACCGAAGATCCGATTGATGTTGCTACCTTAACGTTTAAAATTCCAATTTGGATTACATCTCCTGCTAAGGTCAAGAAACTCGGAGTGGTCGAACGTATTGTTGCTTCTGTTTTTGATGCAAACGGTGACGCATCAGTCGCGATTACTGACAACGATTTGTTAATGGGCACTAGACAAGTGTTCACTCCGTTTAACTATCAAGTCTTGTTAATTAATAACAAACTACAAGCTCTAAGAAATCAACAAGTCGTTGATCAATCTAATTCTAGTTTGTCCCCAGCAGACTCACCCGACAGTAATCTATTATGGCATGCTGTGATTGGAGAGTTAGGCGTGCTCAGAGAAGGTATTAGTACTGTAAAACTTGAACAGGAAGACGGGTCAGAAGTTATTGGCACAGTTGCGTACGATCCAACGGATGATAGATTCTTGTTATTTTCTGTAGATACTGACACTGTTCCAGCGAATACTCTAAGCCCAGTTAATGCAGTAATTAACCCATTGCTCAACGGACCTGGAATTGGAATACCGGCAGCAGCCACCGGGCAGCGTTATTTGTTAACTGAGTCAACTGGAAGTGACGATGGGTACGCAACCGCGTGGGCTGGCACAACTGGTCAATTATTAATTGCAAAATCAAATGATATCATTGAGTATGATGGTTCAAGATGGGTCGTTGTTTTTAATAGCGAGAACAGCGATTTGAATAAACAATATGTAACAAACTTAACTACTGAATTGCAATACGAATGGAATGGCAGTAGTTGGGTTAAAAGTTATCAAGGTTTATATCCCGGAGGAACATGGAGTTTGGTTCTGTAAACGCAGTTGGCGTTTGGTTTTATTCAACTACTACTGACAGATATTTGTATCTTCTCAGGAATGACCCACGACACCCAAATACCTGGGGGTTACCAGGTGGTAAAGTCGAGGGCAACGAAACGCTAATTCAAGCAATAGAGCGCGAGTGTCAGGAAGAAATGGGATCGATGCCTCAATACGAAAAGCTAATCCCTTTAGAAAAGTTCACGTCAGCTGATAGCAAATTTGTGTATCATACATTTTTTTGCACAATAGACAACGAGTTCATTCCAACTTTAAATGAAGAACATACTGGGTGGGCATGGATTAGTGCCAAGAGTTGGCCAAAGCCGTTACATCCAGGGTTATGGTCAACTATAAACTTTGATGTAGTTCAAGAGAAAGTTAATTCCCTAAAGAAAGTTTACACATCGGCGTAAGTTATAAATTCCCGGTGTGTTAATTGAGTAAAATTACTAAATTGTTTCCACTCGTTTGGTGTCTGCGTTTTGTGTGCAACATGATAAAATTGAGTCGAAGGATATACTTCAATCAATTTCGAAAGTTGGCTAATCCACTCGCTCTGTCCTATGTTTGCTCCTTCGTGGTAGCCTAACAAAAATATTTCTTTATGTCCATCAAACGCTGCAATATATGCAGGAAGCAGTTCCTTAACGATCAATGGATTATAAGGCACAACATAAAAAATTCCAGGAAATTTCAAGCAATACTTTGGTGTAGTGTAGATGATATTCTCTTTGTAATAACCTGAATCAATTAACTCTTGTAATTTTGCCCCATCCTTCTCCACTGCAAAATCAAGTCGCATAAGTTTTGAAATGTCCCCAATCCCGTATGTCTGTAGTTTTTTAGTGCCTAGCAGTCCGCCTTTGTGGTGCTCTAACATAGTAAAATCAAATAGCTCTATATCTACCGCACTACCGATGCATGCAGCTCTGCCGGATATATGATGGTTTTCAACTGGGTTTGGCATCCATTCACGACGTGTGCGTTTTTTCCCACCGGACCATGCAGTGTTTGTGATTATAAATTCACCTGTATAGTCTTTTCGATATCGTTCTGTAATCATAATCTTCCTACTACTACTTCAATTGATCTAACTGATGTATCCGGCCAATCTTCGAGTGATTTACCGATCATACATCCTGGCTTGTATGTTCCTTCGTCAAGAACTTGCGCAACTCCTGGTATCATACTGCTCACTAGTCGATCCCCTTTTTTAACGGGGCCTAGCACTTGACATGGCACTCGGCCAGTTAGCGCCACGGGAACAGAATTTAATCCATTTAGTCCGCTGTTCATAATATAACTTGGATTAGTAGATACTACTCCGGCAATACTAGTACTCGAAGCTTTAGTAGTTATAGTAACTTCGTGAGTGCCACCAAATTCAACTACAGTGCCCGGCATGTAAG